AGACGTAGGATTGTTCACTGAGAAGTCCGAAGTAACAATTACCCACCAAACAACCGACGATTTGAAGGAAAGACTGCGTGAAAAGCTGCAGAAACTCGTAAACCCTGCCGAATATGTAGAAGATGCGGAGATAATTGACGCTGTAGTGGACGTAGATGCGGAGTTAGGCGTAGATGAATAAGCAACTGAGCTTCAGCGAGGAAGAAATAGAGGTTATGCTAGGTAATCTTGACTCTTTCAGTGCCGAAGAGGTTGCCGAAATAGATCGGATGGTGGAGGAGCTTGCAAAACGCAACGTAACAAAGGCTGCGTACGACGATTTGATAGAATTTTGCAAGTATATGCAGCCAGATTACATCGTCGGCAAGCATCACAGGATGTTGGCGGACATGCTGATGGATATTGAGCAGGGAAACAAGGATCGTATCTGCGTAAACATACCTCCGCGCCATGGTAAGTCGCAGCTTGTGTCTATTATGTTCCCTGCATGGTTTCTTGGAAGGAACCCGACTAAAAAAGTCATGATGGTGTCTCACACTACCGATTTGGCTGTAGATTTTGGGCGTAAAGTACGGAATATGATTGCTACAGAACAGTATAAGGACATATTTCCTACCACCGCACTGGCACAGGATAGTAAGTCAGCAGGACGGTGGAACACCAACGTAGGAGGAGAATATTATGCGTGTGGTATCGGGTCTGCCTTGGCTGGTCGTGGCGCTGATCTCTTACTTGTGGATGACCCACACTCCGAGCAAGATGTCATCAATGGTAACTTCGATGTGTTCGAAAAAGCATACGAGTGGTTTACATTTGGTGCTCGTACGCGCCTCATGCCCGGAGGACGAGTTGCCATAATTCAAACTAGATGGCATCTCGACGACCTGACAGGGCGCGTAACAAGGGATATGGCACAGAATGATCTGGCTGACCAGTACGAAATTGTAGAATTTCCAGCGATTTTAACAATACCGAATAAAAAGACGGGCAAGCAGGTAGAAAAACCGTTATGGCCTGAGTTTTTTGATATGTCGGCACTGGAGAGAACCAAGGCGTCAATGCCTCTGTTCCAGTGGAACGCTCAATACCAACAACAACCTACCGCTGAAGAGGCTGCTATAATCAAGCGGGAGTGGTGGCAGACGTGGAAAAACGAGTACCCACCATCCTGTGAATTTGTTATCATGTCGCTTGACGCCGCAGCCGAGAAGCACAACCGCGCAGACTATACAGCGATTACTACATGGGGTGTTTTCTTGGAAGAAGAGAGCAGTTCATACAATATTATATTGTTAAATAGCATAAAAGAGCGTATGGAGTTCCCAGAGTTAAAACAACGAGCGATGGAAGAGTATGCCGAGTGGGAACCTGATTCGTTTATTGTGGAGAAGAAAAGTGCTGGTACGGCGTTGTATCAGGAAATGCGTAGGATGGGTCTCCCCATTCAAGAGTTTACGCCGCATAGGGGGACAGGTGACAAGACTGCCCGTCTTAACTCTGTGGCAGACATCGTGGCGTCGGGTATGGTCTGGGTTCCAGAAACTCGTTGGGCGGAAGAGGTCGTAGAAGAAGTTGCTGGATTTCCATTTATGAGCCATGATGACCTAGTAGATGCAACCGTAATGGCCCTTATGCGATTTAGGCAGGGTGGCTTTATTCGTCTTCCTACTGACGAGCCAGATGAACCGCGATTCTTTAAAGCACACAGACGCGGTTATTATTAAGAGGTAAACTATGGCTATAGAAAAAGGATTATATGAAGCGCCCGTTGGTATCGAAGACGACGTTGATATGGACGAGCAAGAGATTGATTTAGAGATTGAGGTAGTTGATCCCGAAGCAGTCACCATGAGTGACGGCAGTATGGAGATCACCCTGATACCAAATGCTACCGAAGCTGACTTCATGTCGTTTGATGCGAACTTGGCAGACGCGCTTGATGATACTGACCGTAACATATTATCCAGTGAGCTTGTCGGGCTTATCGAAGCTGACATAGACAGCCGCAAAGAGTGGACAGACGCGTACGTGAAGGGCCTAGACGTCTTAGGGTTTAAGTACGAAGAACGAACTACACCGTGGGAAGGTGCGTGTGGCGTGTACTCAAACGTCCTTGCCGAAGCTGCTATACGGTTTCAGGCGGAAACAATGTCAGAAACTTTCCCCGCTGCAGGTCCTGTAAAGGTCAAGGTCCTTGGTGAAGAGACTAAGGAGAAGACTGAGGCCGCACAGCGCGTCAAGTCAGACATGAACTTTGAGTTGACTGAGCGTATGGTAGAGTATCGCTCGGAGCACGAACGGATGCTGTATAGCCTTGGGTTGGCAGGTTCAGCGTTTAAGAAGGTGTATTTTGATCCGAATTTGGGGCGTCAGGTGTCTATATACCTGCCCGCAGAAGATGTTATCGTGCCGTATGGCGCATCGAACATAGAGACAGCAGAGCGTGTTACGCACTGTATGCGTAAGACTAAAAACGAGTTACGTAAGCTACAGGCTGCTGGGTTCTACCGTGAGGTTGATTTAGGTGAACCACAGCAGTTTCACAGTGACATTGAGGAAAAGAAAGCGGAAGAAAACGGGTTCTCTTTAACTGACGACAACCGTTATTATATTTACGAAATCCACGCCGATCTTGTCATTGAAGGTATTGATGATGAAGATGACATAGCTAAACCTTATGTAGTTACGATTGAGCGTGGTTCGGGCGAAGTGTTAGCTATTCGTAGGAACTACGAAGAGATGGACCCCCTGACACTCAAGAGACAACACTTCGTCCATTACCCCTACGTGCCCGGATTTGGCTTTTACGGTCTCGGCCTCATACACATCATTGGTGGGTATGCGAAGGCGGGCACATCCTTGATACGGCAGCTTGTTGACGCAGGCACGCTCTCCAATCTCCCGGGAGGGCTGAAGTCGCGTGGGCTACGTATCAAGGGTGATGATGACCCAATCGAACCCGGTGAGTGGAAAGACGTCGATGTGCCGTCTGGCAGCATCCGCGACAACATTATGCCACTACCGTACAAGGAACCTAGCCAGACCCTTCTCGCCCTCTTGAATCAGATAACACAGGAAGGACGTAGGCTAGGTGCTATTTCAGACATGAACATTTCGGACATGTCGGCTAACGCACCAGTTGGCACAACTCTTGCATTGTTAGAACGTACCCTGAAGCCCATGGCTGCAGTGCAATCAAGAGTTCACTATTCAATGAAGCAGGAGTTTAAGTTGCTCAAAGCTATTATAGCTGAGCACGCTCCTGCAGAATACTCTTACAGGCCCGAGAGAGGCGAGGTAAGCGCTCGTAGAGCAGATTACATGCTTGTGGACGTTATACCTGTCAGCGACCCTAATAGCTCCACTATGGCGCAGCGTGTGGTTCAGTATCAGGCTGTTCTGCAGATGGCACAGCAAGCCCCTCAGATTTATGACTTGCCACAGTTGCATAGACAGATGATAGAGGTACTTGGTATTAAGAACGCAGACAAGTTAGTACCTGTGGAGGAAGATACGAAACCGAAGGACCCAGTAAGCGAGAATATGGACGTACTGAAAGGTACACCGATAAAGGCGTTTATCTATCAGGATCATCAGGCGCATATCACAGCACATCAATCATTTATGCAGGACCCTATGGTTGCACAGATGATTGGGCAGAACCCACAGGCGAAACAGATGATGGCTGCATTGCAGGCGCACCTAGCAGAGCATCTTGGGTTTCAATACCGCCAACAGATCGAAGAGAAACTGGGTGCACCACTACCTGCTCCAAACGAAGAGTTGCCAGAAGATATCGAAGTTCAACTGTCACGTCTGGTCGCGGACGCAGGCAAACAACTTACACAGACGCATCAACAGCAGGCAGCACAACAAAAAGCACAGCAACAAGCGCAAGACCCAATTTTGCAGCTTAAACAGGCTGAAATGCAGGTCAAACAAGCTGAAGTACAACGTAAACAGGCTAAAGATCAGGCCGATACTGCCATTAGGCAGCAAGAATTACAGCAGAGAACCGCTAAAGATATGGCGTCTGCTATGATTGAGTCGGAGAAGTTGAAGATAGAACGCGCAGAAGTGGCGTTAGAAGCACAAGATAAAGGTGTAAAAATAGATCAAGCGTTGCGCGATTCGGAAGATCGCACAAACTTGGAGCTTTTACGGATATCGGAAGGCCGTAAAAACTCAAAAAGAGGAGGCCAAAAAGAGGAGTAATATATGGCAAAAACCGTATTTGACGTACTTTTAGAGCGGATAAACGATGATATCGCTCGCTCTAAAGATTTTATGGCTGGTGGGGGTCCTAAAGACTTCACTCAGTACCGAGAAGCTGTAGGCGTGGTTCGGGGTCTCGAAGCCTGCAAGCAATATGTAGAGGACCTCTCGCGCAACTATTTGGATAATGACGATGACTGAAGCAGCAGTAAACATCAGCGAAACCGATTTTGAACAACAACTACCTACCCCTGCAGGTTATAAGATACTTATTGCTTTGCCGCAGGCGTCAGAGACGTATGAGGGTACACGTATTTTAAAATCAGAGAAGGAACGGGATTTAGACCACATCATGTCTATTATTGGACTTGTTGTTGATGTGGGAAGTCAAGCCTACGCTGACAAAGAACGTTTCCCTAACGGCCCTTGGTGCAAACAGGGAGACTACGTGATGTTTCGAATGAACTCGGGCACACGGTTTAAACTGGGTGGTACAGAATACCGCCTAATGAATGACGATAATATCGAAGCGGTTGTTTCAGACCCTTCAGGTATTACGCGAGCGTAGGAGATAAGAATGGCTTTTCAAAAAGTGGAATTTGAATTTCCTGATACTGACGAGAAAGAAATCGACGTAGAGCCGTCGAGCGCGGAAGTATTGGGTAAAGACAGTAAAGAAGTGGAGGTAGAGGTTGAAGACGAGCCTACACAGTCCGTTAAGGAAGAGGCTAAAGCGCCTGCTAAAGACGACGATGATTTCGAAGTCGAAGTGGTCGATGATACGCCGAAAGCGGACAGAGGGCGCAAACCGTCAGAACCACCTGCAGAAGTAACAGATGAGGAGTTGGAAGACTACTCTGAGAAAGTTCGTAAGCGTATTCAACACTTTAGCAAGGGTTATCATGACGAACGTAGGGCAAAAGAAGAAGCCTTACGCGCTCGTCAGGAGCTTGAGCGTGTTACTCAACAGCTTATGGAAGAGAATAAAAAGCTGAAAGGTAACGTAAATAAAAACCAAACTGCTTTGTTAGAACAGGCTAAGAAAAACGCTTCGATTGAACTAGAAAGTGCGAAAAGTGCGTACAAACAAGCGTACGAGTCGGGAGAGTCCGATGCGGTACTTGAAGCTCAAGAACAGTTAACGAATGCTAAGATTAAAGCTGACCGACTAGCAAACTTTAAGTTACCAGCTTTACAGGAGGAAGAAACTCCTGTACCATCACAACCAGAACCCGCTCCGGCTGTACAGGTCGATGCACGGGCCGCAGATTGGCAAAAGACTAATTCGTGGTTTGGCACCGATGATGAAATGACGAGTTTTGCGCTGGGGTTGCATAACAAGCTCGTCAAACAGGGCGTAAGCCCGCAAAGCGATGAATACTACCAGAGCATTGATGCTCGTATGCGACAGGTATTCCCCGATAACTTCGAGGACGCCGCAGAACCAGAGGCTGAAGAGCCAAAGCGAAAAGCAAATGTGGTCGCACCCGCAACGCGGAGCACAGCACCTAAAAAGGTGACCCTTACCAAGACCCAAGTGCAGATTGCTAAAAGGTTGGGGTTAACTCCTCAACAATACGCCAAACAGGTTGCATTAGATATGAGGAAACAAAATGGCTGAGAACCGAATCAACCGCGAGTTACAAACTCGTGAAAAAACCGCCCGAAAGAAGTCTTGGCAGCGCCCAGAAACGCTACCATCACCGACACCAGAGGACGGTTATTCGTATAGGTGGATACGGGTGTCTACCCAAGGTAACACTGATGCCACAAACGTTTCTTCAAAACTTCGTGAGGGTTGGGAGCCTGTAAAGGCCGCAGATCACCCAGAGATTACGCTTGTTACTATTGAGAACGAACGGTTTTCAGACAACGTAGTGATTGGTGGTTTGATGCTTTGCAAAGCTCCAACAGAATTAGTCGAAGAGCGTAATGACTATTATCAAACTCAAACACGTTCTCAGATGAATGCTGTAGACAATAACCTCATGAGAGAAAACGATCCTCGTATGCCTCTCTTTAATGATAGGAAAACGAAGGTCACCTTTGGTAACGGAACTTAATAGGAGCTTAAAATGGCTTATCCTACAGTAAGCGGTCCTTACGGACTGGTTCCGGTTAAACTGCTGAGCGGTTCTCCTTTTGTGGGTGTAACTCGTCACTATAAAATTGCTAGTGGCTACGCTACTGCCATCTTCAACGGAGATGCTGTACAGTTGGTAACCGGAGGCACTGTTGAGCGTGATACGTTCGACGCTGCCATGACACCTATCGGTGTCTTTTTGGGTTGTACTTATACTGACCCTAACTTGAAGTACAAAGTGTTTCGCCAAGATTATCCAGCGAGCACTGTTGCATCTGACATCGAAGCATATGTCGTAGACGCAACCGATGTACTCTTTAAAGCTGCGGTACTGTCTTCAGGCACCACTATTGGTGATCTGGCACAGACAGATGTCGGTGCTAATGTCGCGGGTGTAGACAACACTGGTGATTCTACTTCGGGCAATTCTCGTTGTGGTATTTCAGATACGTCTGCAACTACAAACACTCTACCATTCCGTATTGTTGGTTTGGTTGAGGAAACCAAAAACAGTTCGGGTGGTTACACTGAAGCCTACGTTAAATGGAACGCAGGACATCAGTTTAACAACACGACTGGCATTTAAGGAGTGATGAGTCATGGCTATTTCTCGCGCCCAGTTACTTAAAGAACTCCTTCCCGGACTGAACGCTCTGTTCGGAATGGAGTATGCAAAATACGGCGAAGAGCACGCCGAGATTTACGAAACCGAAACCTCAGATCGCTCATTTGAGGAAGAAACCAAATTATCAGGCTTTTCAGCAGCGCCAGTCAAAGACGAAGGTTCTGCGATTGAGTATGATAATGCGCAAGAAGCGTGGACTGCACGTTACACACACGAAACCATCGCAATGGGTTTCTCTATCACTGAGGAAGCTATTGAAGATAACCTGTACGACTCATTGTCTGCACGTTATACAAAAGCGTTGGCTCGTGCGATGGCGTACACCAAACAAGTTAAGGCTGCATCTGTGTTAAACAACGCATTCGCTGCAGGCACAACTTACGGTGACGGTAAAGCATTGTGTGCAACTGACCACCCACTTGTCTCTGGTGGAACTAACTCAAACACTCCAGCTACCGCTGCTGATCTTAACGAAACTTCTTTGGAAGCGGCTGTTATTCAGATTGCAGGTTGGACTGATGAGCGCGGTCTATTGATTGCGGCGATGCCACGTAAGTTGGTTATCCCATCGAACCTACAGTTCGTTGCTACTCGCCTACTGGAAACAGAAGGTCGTGTTGGCACAGCGGATAACGACATCAACGCGCTTCGCAACAATGGTTCTGTCCCTGAAGGCTATGCAGTTAATCACTATCTAACTGATACTGACGCATGGTTCTTGATGACGGACGTTCCAAACGGCTTGAAGCATTTTGTTCGTGCACCGATGGCTACATCTATGGATGCAGACTTCGACACAGGCAACAGCCGCTATAAAGCACGTGAGCGTTACAGCTTCGGGGTCTCTGACCCATTGGGTATTTTCGGATCACCCGGTGCATAATAAGTTAGGGGGCTACGGCCCCCTTTCTTTTTGTTTGTTTTTATATTATACTAGATTAATCCCTGACAGTCGCATGGTGTGACTGACACTAGCCAAGACAGGAGATTCATATGGCTACTACAACT